TAAATTTGTGGACGGATATACCAACGACCCTGACATGGATTTCCACGACATGGTGGCAGAGATGGCAGACATACCCCGCAAACAGGCTAAGACAATCAATCTGGGCATGATGTACGGCATGGGTGTGGGCAAGCTATCGGATCAGCTAGACCTGTCAAAAGAAGAAGCTAAAGAACTCATGGAACAGTATGACCACCGGGTTCCTTTTGTTAAAAAACTAATGCGGGCAGTCCAAGACCGGGTGCAAAATGGTAACTCCGAAGGTTCGATTCGCTCTCTTCTTGGACGCAAGTGCCGCTTCCCACACTTTGAACCCAAAGCTTTTGGTATGCACAAGACCATGACCTACGACGAGGCAATAGCGCACTACGGGCCCAATGTCAGCCTTCAAAGAGCATACGCATACAAGGCTCTTAATCGTCTCATACAAGCGTCCGCAGCAGACATGACCAAGAAAGCTATGGTTGATCTGTACCAACAAGGCGTCATCCCTTTGCTGCAAGTTCACGATGAATTGGCGTTCAGTGTAGAGAATAAAGAAAAAGCAAAAGCCCTTGCCGAAACCATGTGCAATGCTATACAATTGAAGGTGCCTATGAAAACGGATATTGAAATCGGCCCCAGTTGGGGTGGCTCAATGTGATCATAGTGATTCCTCCCTTGACGAGATTTATCGTCCCCTGCCCCGCCTTGTGCGGGGCCTTTTTTGCCTTGAATTTACTTGCATAAAGTCCTATATTCTCTTGTAATGCATAGGCATAAGCGAGGGTGTTATGAATGTTACAAAATGGAAATCAATCGTAGTTCCGATTGACATTTACAAGGGCATAAAAATGATTGCCGATATGGAGAACAGAAGCATTTCCGGGCAGTTAAAGGTTATGTTTGAGGTCTTTTGTAGAGCGGAAGGTTACGAGGTAAAAAAACGATAAAGGTCAAGACTGTTTTTTTAAAATGTTCTCCTTAACATAGGCGGATTATAAAAAAAGGAGGACAGAATGTCTGAGTTACCAAATCGTAGACCTTGTATTACAGAAGACGTCGGCATGGGTTTATCTGTGACCGTCAGTTATCATCCCGAAACGGGGTGCCCCGCAGAAGTATTTATGTCAGGAAGAGGTAAAGCCTCCGACAATCCTATGCAGGAGGCTCTTTATAATTTAGGTGTTAAAGCGTCTTTGCTGATGCAGGAGGATTCGCCATACGCTCAACGCGGCTCTGAAGAGCCGCAGGAGTCTCATGCTTCGCATACATCTTAAACCAACATCTCGTGCAAAGAAGGGTATTACCCTCCTTTGCGTCGGCCTTGTTATCACACTTGTCACATTTTGAAAGCCCGTGAATTATATTCATAACGTAACTCCGTATTTGTTTTCCCAACTTTCTTTCACTTGCTGTAAGTGTTCTTTCATGTCTGCTCGACAGTATACCTCAGATAAAAACTCAAAAAGAATGGAAACCTTTTCATCTTTTGTTTCGGCGTTGGTAACTTTTTGTTTGGTGGTCTCTAGCAAACAGGGCTCCCTTTCTTGTGCATGAAATTTCGCATGACAGTTATGACATAAGACCACGCATTTAATCGCTTCGTTCATCAAAGATACAAGACTACCACCTAAACGGTCACTGACGTTAAAGTCTTTGTCACTGTTAATGTGATGAAAAGACAAGCACACGGGGTCTTTCTCTCCACAGACCATGCAGCCACCCCTGTAGATGCTTTTGTAAAACCCAAGCATTGACCCAGCCAAGTGTCTGCGCCGTTGCTTATCAACAGTTATTCTTTTCTTTGCTCGTTCAAAAGATTCAGGGGTTTTCCACTCCTCACGACCTTTGTTAAAGCCCCAAAAGATCCGACCATCTTCTCTTACATCACCGTGTTTCAAAGTCTGCATCCCAATACAACTCCGGGCGTCTTCCATGATTACCGTCTCGCGACCACACAAACCAAGCATAAGCCGTAGTGCCATTACCCGCCCGCTCTTGGTCCCCGCGCCATAGCGTCAGCCTTTTGCTAAAAGAAATTACATGAGATGGCGGGTGGTCTTTAAAAATCTCAGCATAACGCTTTTGACCTTCCAAGAAGGACAAACGCAAAAACATAGCCATGCCTTGTGAGTGAACGTCATTTGCAAGCAGGTTGAGCCCGTGCTTAACAAAATCATTTGCCAATCTAAAGGGCGGGTTTGTAACAATCCACGGGGCAGGCATCTTCGTTTCCATCAGAAAATCAACGCCTGCGGTCCCGTAACCCCGGTCCACTAAATCGGTGGACTCGACACGGAGATCGTATTCCATGTCGAGTATTTTAGATATAGCCCCATCCCCGCAGGCAGGCTCCCAAATTTCCTTGTCGTAACAATGAAGGGTTATTCCTTCAGCAATCAACTTCATCAGAACCCGGACAGCTTCCGGCGGGGTGGGGTAAAAATCGTCCTTCTCACGTTTCATAGGATCAACCGTTCACATGAGTAAATGTAAACCGGACCTGCACACTGATATTTTGATCAGGCCAGTCATAGTTTGTGGATGCTACCTGACGAGCAGAACTCATAACATTTACGAACCATTCAAGGGCTTTTTGGTCTTCCGGCAAATGGTCCATCATTGACACATCATACGGAACCCAGAACGGTATCGAACCCATTATGCGTTGTGGTTCTTGAATGCCGTTGATGTTATATCCATCACCAATAATCAAGATTTCAGCGTCAGTCACATTGTCGTGGATAGCTGTCTCTTCGTGACGACGATGGGCCTCTCTTCTGTCTTCAGACTTTATCCGATCAACCGTCTCCATCATATCTTTAAGATACTTTGTCATCTCATCTTTCGTCTTGCACTCTTTCAAGCACTCCTCCAGATGATAGTCTACCCACGTTGCGCTGACCGTGTTCAGATCACGCTCTTCAACATTTTCCTCGACGACAACGGGAGGTGGCATGATGTAAGCCTCTTTGACTGGCTTTAAAGTTGCCGAAGCCTCTTTTATTTTAGATTTCTTTTTATCCGCCCACATCTTTTTGATACGCTTTGATTGGGCTTTCTTAGCTTCTTTAGACCAAGGTTTTCTCGCCATAACAATCTCCTTTGTTTGGTTGGCTATTAGAGGAAGGTAAGACTAATCCCATAAAGTGTCAATACCCTATTGACTATGTATGCAACTTGTCCCACATTCATTGTAATAACAGGAGAGGTGACATGAAAAAAGATAAAGAGGAGAGTGAGATCGTGGAAGCAATGATCAATAATGCTGGATATGTAGGAACGACCTTTAGTGAGGACGTGGGAAAAACTTTAAAAACGCAGCCCGGTGAAACCAGATTAAAGTTTGCTTCAGGCCATCCTATAAATAGTTGGTCAAATGCTGTTGATGCAATCGAATCAGTAGTTAAGCTGCATTGTGATGATCTACTTCGCAGGAAAGGCTATACTCGTAAGGCTCACGAGGAAGCCGCCGAAATAAAAAAACATTGGGAAAGGATTCTACAGGGATGACTGACGACAACAAACCACAAGAAGTGGAAGTAGATCCGGAACACAGAGATTTCGCTCTGGGTTACGAAATGGGCTCCGATAGTGTCGAGCTTATGGGCAAGCATGTCCAAGCAATGGCGGCGGAACACGAACCCCTGATTTTGATAGGCATGATGACCAACCTGATGGAGTGCGCTTACCGGGCCTGTAAGACCTTTGAGGATGCAGAAGAAATGATACGCATGGCACGGGACCTCGCGCAAAACCAAGCCGGGATCGCGAACCACGGTGGAGAGTATCATTAAAAAAGCCCCGCTCAGTGGCGGGGCTTTTCTTTTTATTTTTTTATTCTCGCAACTCAAAACCTTTGTGAGTAAGGGTTTACAGCTTTAATGCCGCCGTGAAATTCTTCGCGGTCATCGAACCACTGAATACACTTAGCGAGGATCGTGCTTTGTTTGGTCTTAAAGTTTCGACCAAAAGTCAGCAGTGGGACGTCATAGTCAGAAAGCTTTTTCTCTTCGTCTCCACCGCCCACTTCGTAGAAGATTAGGCCGCTGTCAAAAGGCCCTTTCCCTAGAATAAACGACCTCCCGGTCTCGTTGCATTTAAAGTCGGCACTAAAGTAACCGTCGATCTGTATCGTTAAATCAAGAGCCATTTTTCTTTGTCCCTTTCGCTTTTGGTTTTTTCTTCGCTGGACGAGTGGGCTTCGGCGGCTGGATCAGCGGCCCAAGCATCTCATCCAAAAACGAAAGAGGGTCCTTCTTTGAAGGCATGTCCTTCTCCTTTGTTTGGTTCACGTTTTCAAATAGCGGAATGTTTCATGTGAAACATTCAAGCTCCGGTTGGATTCCGAAGCTAATAATAGTCTAGCATATGGGACTATATAAGACAATGTGACATATTGTCGCACCCATTATTCAATAAAATCAATTACTTAGCCTGCGACATTGTGTCACATGTACAGGACTGATCCCATATGCTAGACTCTTAGAACGATCAGAAATGATTGTACGGATGGGGTGGTGAAGACACCAAGTATGACCCTACAGCCGCAGCGCTGACTGGCGATCTTTCGTTCCAGTAGCCGCCCCATCCACCGCTGTTTGAAAACGTAAACCAACCTTCCGAAAGGAGTCAGTTATGACTGATTCATTTGACCACGTCTTGCCTAACGGTGGGACCTTCCTTGCTTCAACCGCAGGCATTCACGGCACATGGGCCAAGGCCACCGACCCGGTGACCGCTGCCCGCAATGCAGCAAAAGCTTATGGCTCTTCATACCCACAGTTCGTTCAAGTTTGGTATTGCCCAACTGATCGAATAAATATCACGGGCATGGGTAACATGTCGTGGCACTCTGAGGACGCCGACAAGATTGTTCCTGTCGGTTTCTTTAAGTTGACCCGTAGCTCTATGACACCGTCTAACGATGAACGGCTCACGCATGAGGCGTTTCAAAAAGATTGGTGTAATCGACTTCGGATATCGCATGAGGCGCACATGGAAGAGGAGGCCGCTTAAATGAATAAAGATCAGGAAGATCTTGCTGACGCTCTTGATTATTGGGCGGCAGCGTTCATGCGCGGCGAGGATGCTTTTTTTAAGGAAGAGCATCACAAGGAAATCGCACAGATTTTGTACGATTCAGCAGAAGAAGTCAGAAAGACGCCGCTTAATTGCCGACCCTGAGTTGTGAAGGGATGGCAGGGCCAGTTCTGCGGGACTGGCCCACTTTTTTGCTTGACGGGCAAAATAAGGGGGAGTAAGGTTCACGAATAACGGATCTCCTCCGTTAGGTTTGGTTACGTTTTAACGCCTCGTTCTGGAAACAGAGCGGGGTGTAACTTTTGTTACACCATTAAAAAGTGAAAAAGTTACGCTTCAAAACCTTAGTGAGTAAGGGTTTGAAGCTTTCGGTAATTCTTATATAGGCTAGAAAAATAGTTTTATTTTTTTTTCTGCAAAACACGGTGTGAAATATGTAACAAATGCTACATTGTTGTTTTGGCATAATAAAAGAGGAAGAATCTGTAGCATATTCTGTTACATGTAACATATTTGGGTTAACCAAAATGTGGTTTATTCGTTGAATATCTTGCCTTTTGAGCGCCGATATCTTAGTTTTTGGCTATTATTCTTATATGTGAGGGCAGCATGAGAATCGTTAAGAAAGAGCGTAAACCGCTTGGAAGGCCGCGAAAGACTGAAGAAACACCCCTGACAGAGAGACAAATCGCTTTTGTTAAAGAATTTGTGTCTCACGATGGGATGATTACAAAGAAGCAAGCAGCGTTAAATGCAGGATATCCAGAAAAGAGTGCTTCCGTAAAAGCTTCTGAATTAACCAACCCTAACTTAAATCCTCATGTCGTAGCAGCAATTAAGAGATATCGTAGAGAATTAGACGAGCAATATCGCGTCACATACGGCAGGCATATCCGTGATCTTCAAAGAATAAGAGATAGGGCTCTACAGGATGGAGCCTATTCCGCAGCCGTTCAGGCAGAAAAAGCACGGGGGCAAGCGCAAGGCGATATTTACATTAGTAAATCGGAGGTGCGGCACGGGTCTATCGACAGTATGAGCCGCGAAGAAGTAGAAAAAGCATTGAAGGATTTAGCTGACCAATATGGAGCTTCCGTCATCGATATTACGCCCACAGAAAAAGCCGAAGAAAAATCTGGAGTCGGACTTTTACAAAGCAATAAAGAGAAACAAAAAGAAGTTTCGACCTGACCTTGTCTTCACCCGGTTAGAAAGTTGGGCATCCCAAGGCGTCCCCGACCTTGTCGTATGTGACGAGCGGGGAAAGTTTTACTTTGTAGAACTTAAAACGACAAAAACGGCATCTGTCCGTTTGTCCCCCCACCAAATCTCATGGATGACACAACACCAACACGCCCCGACTTATATTTTTGTGCGCGATAAAAATGCAGATGTTTTTGTATTTGGCGGAGACCAAGCAATTATGGTAGCCCGCAGCGGACTTTTGACTGAGCCCGTGCATAAATTTAAAAACCCCGCACAATGGTCTGACTTTTTCCGTTTGACATTTCCTTTATAAGATCTATCTTATATTCATCAAACCTAATGATGGAGCAAAGAATGCAGCCAAGAAACAGCAAAATTAAGCGCTTTTACTGTATAAAATATGATCGCTACTCTTGCACCGGAGCGCATAAAAGTTCAAGCGGTTGGAACATAAAGTATGAAATCCCAGCTTTGCATGAACTTACTTTAGATCACGTTAGTGAGTTGAGATGGTGGTATGAGATTGAAGGTCTCAAAAAATATCCAATAAATGTGTGCTGGGAACCGCACCGAGAAAAAGAGCCATGTGTTAGTTGGGCAGGCGGGATATCTTCTGATCCAGACTCCGTTTATCGCCTCGCAGAAGCATTGAGTGATGCGGAGGCCTTTTGTCAGTATATAACAATCGAAGTAAAACACGGGCGCGGCGATGCCATCGCTAAACTTTTCCAACAATGGGAAGATTACCAGCACGATGAGCGGGACTGCGCTTGATGTTTATTCTGGCAAAAATCTATTATTTCTTTTTGTACGGAACAACAAGCTTAGAAAAGGCCCGGTCCCGTTATGAAATAAAACCCGTGAAACGAACTAAAAAATAAAAAAAGAGCCCGTTCATTGACGGGCTTTTTTATTTTCTATAGTATGGGATTAATCACACATAAAGAGGAATCACCATGCTTAAAACTGTAGACATCAGCCGAAATTCAAAAACTGGACCAATTGCCGTTACTTATCGCGCAGGCAATAAAAATGCTTTTGGGACTTGCCCGGTAAATTGCGAGTTAAACGCGAGCGGGACCGGATGCGGGCCGGGACAAATTGACTTCGATTATTTGGACGCTTTGCTAGATTCAAAACGTCGCCGGGGCTTTAGCTGGACCTATTCCCATTTTAACCCGCTCAACTGGGCTCACAAATTAAACGAAACAAAAACAACCATCAATTATAGCGCCCGTAATATCTCGGAGGCCGTTGCAATTGCGGCAAATAAAATCGCGCCCGCTGTTACCGTTGTCAAAGATTCAATTTGGAAGAATGGCAAAAGCTTAAAAGTAAGCCGGGACGATGTACCGGGCAGACCGATTCAAATTGTCAGATGCTTTGCTGAATATATGCCGCAAGTGAACTGCTCTAATTGCGGCGGGAAAGATGGCCCACTTTGCGCCCGTCTAGATCGTGATTATGTAGTCGGATTCACAGTACATGGAAACGGCAAGAAAAAGGCGGAAGATGAATCAACCCCGGGCGGATGCTATGCTGCGGGCGGGCCTGTTAGACTGCAATGGAACAACACCGCCAATCAGCACCAAAAACTAAGTGATGCCGATTCATTGCGGGAATGGTCCGAAACATTGCCGCACAACGCCACGATCCGCCACCATGTAGCTGGGGACATTGGCAAAGAATAAAACCCGCAGCATGAATCGGACCAGCAGCCGAGCCCGCCCGGATTAGGGGCGGGCTTTTTTTAAAAAAAAGCTTGCGCCAATGTGAGACTTGCCCCATATTAACCATTGACTAGGTGAGATCGTTAACGGTCAGGCCGAGACGGGCGGAAACAACCGCCCGGGGGATACGTCCCCGGCTTCTGCCCCGTTAATGGTTGACGTTCACACCGCCCGCCCCGTGCTAGTCCGGGTTTTGCCGCAGGGATTCACATAGCGGCCTTATATTTTGCGAAAACTTATCAAACCAAATGGAGTCAACAATGCAAAACGTAATTGAAAATGAAGGCCGCACCCTGCAAAACTTATTGATCAAAGTACAAGATCAGGCAGCCCGGGCGGAGGATTTTCTAGCCCCTACGGATCACCTATTTTATAGGACTCGCAATTGGGACGACAAACCCGAGAGCGAGATAATTCTAGAGGGACAGGGCGGGGAACCAACCCGCCAATTGCGAGTTAACGATGTTGCTTTTGATCAAATAGCGCAAAGAGCCGAAATTGACGTCAGGACCGCCCGCAGGTTGCGGGAAAACTATCCCGACAATTGGGACGGCCTAGTAAATGCAATTTGGGAGAAAGAACCACAACAGCGGATGATCCGGGCCCACATGGATTCACAATCCGGGAATACTGGAATCGCCCGGGCTTTTGTTTCTGATAAATTCAAAACCTTCGACAACGTCCATTTAATGGAATCAGTGTTGCCGGAATTGATGGACTCAGGCGCATCTTGGAAAATAGTTAACGCGGACATAACCGAAAAAAGACTATATGCCCGGTTTAAATCCGAGACTATTATAGGCGAGGGAGCCAACGTCGGGGACTTGATGGCACTTGGAATCGGTATTAGCAATTCAGAGACGGGCAACGGTTCAATCCAATTGTTTCAAATTAATTGGACTCTAGCTTGTCTCAACGGGATGCAGACCGAGAACAGACACCGCAAGAATCACGTGACAACTTCACGCGGTGATTCGGATGTTTGGTCAATTCTTTCTGATGAAGCGAAAGACGCGGACAATGTCAGCTTGTCTCTTAAATTGCGGGACCTTGTCCGGAACTATGCAAGCCGCGATTCTTTTGATCGTGTTCTAGATCAAATGAAAGAAGCAGCCGGAGATGTTATCGAAGGAACAGCGACAGAAAAGGCCGTTCAACAGCTCGGAGCGGTTTTAAAACTGCCAAAGAAGCAGACCAGCTCAATAATGGACGGATTGATCCAGACAGTAGGCCAAGCCGGATATGCGGGCCAACCCGTATCCCGAGCAACATTCGTCAACGCAGTCACCGCAGCGGCCCACAAGGCCCCGGCGGATGATGTGGACCAATGGCAGAAATTAGGCGGGGACGTTTTAAACATGAGTCGCGCTAACTGGGCCGCAGTTAGTAAAGCTTCGGTTTTAGAGGCCGCATAACAAACAACAAACCCGCCCGGGATATCCCCGGACGGGTTTTTTTTATGGGATAAATTCAGATCAAAACTTGCAAAGGCCCCCGGCCTTTTATTCCCCCAGATCGTACCGGGGACCAGTGACCGGGCGCATGTGTCACCGATCCGGGGACCAATAACCGCCCCGCAGCGGGCGCGATTCCAGCGCCGGGGATCACGATTCAAGCGCCGGGATGCATGGCCCGCGAATCTTACTGGAGCGAAAAATCTGAAAAGGCCCGGGGCCCCGGTAAACTTAATTTTCGAGGGTGGACAACGATTATAGGCCGACGGCCCAATTTTTTCGGGCCCGCTGCACGGCTAGACGACGTCAAAGTCCAAGTTTTTCGCAAACAATGTGGTAAAAAAACAAACGAGTTTATATTTTTGGTATTGAATACCCACTCAAAATGAGTAATTAGCAAGATTCTGGTTTACCGCGATAATAAAAGTGTTATCTTATACTTTCACATACAGGGGCCCCTATGAGTTCAGACGTCCAAGAACAAGCCATCAAGTTACAATTACGATTAGCGCAGCTAAATCGCATTGAAGCTTGTCAGAACGACTTTTTATCCTTTGTAAAAGCTATCTGGCCTGAGTTCATTGCGGGTCCCCATCATCAAATAATCGCGGAAAAGTTTCAAAGGGTAGCTGATGGGTCCCTGAAAAGATTGATTATCAACATGGCTCCGCGTCATACCAAATCGGAGTTCGCGTCATACCTCTTGCCTGCGTGGTTTATTGGTCAAAACCCCGGTATGAAAATTATTCAGGCAACGCACACCACGGAACTTGCAGTATCTTTTGGTCGTAAAATCAAGAACCTTCTTGAACGTGAGGATTATACAGAGATTTTCCCTGAAGCCACGTTGTCGGCGGACAGTAAAGCGTCTGGTCGTTGGGATACATCTCGCGGCGGCATGTATTATGCTGTTGGCGTTGGCTCAAATCTTGCGGGCCGTGGTGGTGATTTAATTATTATTGACGATCCCCATTCTGAGCAGACGGCGATGAGTGCGTCTGGCTTTGACAATGACTGGGATTGGTACACTGGTGGCCCTCGTCAGCGTTTGCAACCGGGTGGTGCGATTATTTTGGTTATGACACGGTGGTCGCAGAAAGATTTGACGGGCCAGTTGATCAAGAAGATGGGTCAGGACCCGAAGGCGGATCAGTGGGAGATTGTAGAACTGCCCGCCATGATGGACGATGAGGAACCTTGTTGGCCTGAGTTTTGGTCAAAGGACGACCTTGAGCGTGTTAGGGCGTCGATCCCGCCGTCAAAATGGAACGCTCAGTATCAACAACGTCCAACGGGTGAAGAAAATGCGATTATTCCTCGTGAGTGGTGGAAGAGGTGGGAGAAACGCGAAGTCCCCAGTCTTGAGTATG